AATGACCGCCAGGCTGCTGATGATCCTTTCGCCGTAGAGAATCGGGACAACATCACCCTGAATTGAGTTCACATTGCTTTTGTCGAAGCTGAATGAACTGGCATTTTCTGCGGTGCTCGGGCTTTTAGCGATTCCGCCGCCTGGGCTTGTGAAACCCCCGCTTGTGATGTTTGGAACTTTCGGGGTGGGTGTTAAAAGGTCCGCAACTCCACCAAACACAAAGCTGAGGCCGATTGCCCCAACCCCTAACGACAACGCGCCGAATTTGGTCCCAAAAATCGTTGCAGCGGCCGCGCCAACCGGGGCCAAAAAGATTGCAACAGCCACAAGGGCAACCCCGGCAATGATTTTCCCAACTGCTCCCTTTCCTACCGGCACCGGGGCGAAAACAACAGTTTTGGAAAACGGCAAACAAGTGCCCTCTTCATCCAATCCGTTCGGGTCATCAGTAACAACCCGCCAAGCAATCCCGTTATCTGCGCTGTTCATGAGATACGAGCGCATTTCAGGCATCTGCAAAATCAAGGCCCGCATTGCCTCAGCCGGGGTTTGGACATCAAGGGTGTATTCCCGCCCAAAGCGGTTGCCCAAATCGCCTGCGAGCTTAATAGTTTTCATCAGCCGCCCGAATAACGAACAACGCAAAAGGAACGGGCACGCCAATAATCAGAAAACAATGTCAGCCCTGAATAACGGCCAATGCAATGCTGAAAAATCAGGTTCTGTTCTGGGTCCTGAATCACAGCAACGTGGTTAGTGGTGCTGTCATTAGCAATCCGCATGAAAACAACATCTCCGCGCTGTAATGGTTCCCCGTGTGGCAATTTTAGGAAGCCCTCAGCCGCGAAGTTGTCTTCAAAGTGCGTAAAACCTCTTGACCTCCATTCGCCCTCATACAGTCGCGGATAATCATTCAGATTCAGCCCCATCTCTTGATGAAACCAATCTCTCACCGATGAATAGCAATCATGCACGCCATAAGCCCAAGGCCTTTGCAATAGGCCCGCATCTTGCGCCGGGTCAAGCCAATAAGCGAAAGACCCGCCGCAGTCCCACATTGCATAGGGCAGATTCAAAGCCTTGCAAGCCTTAATGTCCGCCTCACTGAATTTGTGATAGTCCCTATGCGAATGCCAAACACATAAAGCCTCATCAATGTACTGAGCTGATTCAACGGCAGAAATCTGGAAGGTATCTTCATCGGTCGCGACATTTTCACAAGAGATGACAGCGCCACCGTTCAGCACAAAACCGCAAGCCTCAAGAGGGTGCGCCTGTTCCGATAGCTGCCGGATTTGCAACCATTGCGCCTCAGAAAGCCCGCGCTGATAAAGAGAAAGTTCAGTCATCCTTGAGAATCAACTAATCCGGGGAAACCCCCAAAAGGCAAATCCCCATTGCCATATCGCTTTTTACAGGAAGACAGGCGTTTTCCGCACACATCAAGATTGGCTTGATTTATTGATACATCGTTTACATCAAAATAATTTGTTCCCGTGTAACCGCAACCCACTGAATCGCGATAAATCCAAGGACAGCTTTCACGCAACATTCGCCGAGCGGGCAAAGATCGGCCTTCTAAGTCAAAAGGAACGGCCAATTGAAATGTGATTGTGTTTCTGTTTTCTTCTGATTTGAATTCAACAACGTAAGAATCTGGGCCCCAATAGGCTTCGGGATCTGCTTTGGGTTCCCCGTCTAAATACGTTGATAGGGTGCGTATCCGTGTGACTTTTGCGCCAACCAAATCATCGTAAGAATTTGCGAGCCCTGTAAGCGCTAGGCCAATGTTTGCAAAAGTAATGACCGGGCGTTCTAGCTGTCCAGTTGATTTAAGTTCAAAGCCCTTTGTGTCAAGCGGAATTGCAGTGTACGTTATGCCGTTATACGCGACATCTTGCCCATTTGTTTTAGACCAATTTGTGAAATAGTAGACGGCCTGATCACTAGACCCGGCAGGCAACAAAGCTGCAATGTTGACGCTGAAAAGGTCGATGATCTCCGCAACTTGCGTTTTTAGAAGTTCTTCGCGAAATGGAACTTGACTCATTAAACGTACACCCTTTCTAAAACCAAAGACAACTGAACAAAGTTTCCAGAAACGATGCTGACTTTCCAGCCGTCGTCGATGACATAATTGCCGTCAAGTAACACCAAATCAATTCCTACAGTGGTGCCGTCCGGGATGACCGAGGAATTTTGAATTGTGACTAGGCCCGTCCTGTTGTTCAGAGCAAAAGCCCCTGAAGCGTATGGAGCATTAACAGAAAGGTCATTCAGAGCTACAGACTCAACTTCTTGAAATCCAAGCTCAATTTTCTGGCTGCTGACTGTTCTGCTAAACGACCTGCTTTTGTAAGGTTGCGCCCAGTTGATGACTTGGCCTTTACGAGACAAAAGATAACTTTCTAGTGAACTCCATTCATCATTGGTTAGGGGCACTGTCACCAAGTCCCATGTTTCTTTCACCGCATTGACTCCATCCGTCACCACTTGGCTGTAACCGTCTCCAAATTGTGCGCGTCTGTAACGATGCGATGATTTGCGCGTTGTGGCCTGACTTAAGGGGATGTCATCGAATAAAAGGTTTGTCATGTCAGAAGACCCCCTGCGCGTCGCTCATTAACGATTTGATCAATCACTAGGCCCTGGACTTGTGAAGCAAGCGCTTTTTGGGCTTCTGGGTTTAGGTCTGAACCTGTGTTTTCAACCTTGATATTCACGTCTCCAATGTTCACAGTTCTTTGGCCTCCTCCTCTCATGTTGACGGGGATTGATCGGCCATCGGGCAAGGGTACGATCGCTTCTGGGCCGGCCTCACCGGCAAGCGATAGAACAGCGCCGGACGTGATACCACCACGGGCGAATTTTTTCAACGGGACAGCGCCCTGTTTATTAACGATGTTGCCGCCAGCGCTGCCGATAAACGCGAAAGCGGGAAGGTCGGAGAAATCAATTGCGGAACCACCGCCGCCGCCAAATCCGATCGCTTGCAAAATCGCCTTAACGGCAATGCTTTGGATCAAGACACGCGCAAGGTCTCGCAATAAGTTGGCGGCAAATTCGTTGAAATTGGTTGAACCATTAATCAAAAGATCTGTCAGGCCGTCGCTTAAGCCCTGAACGCCGACCTGTGTAAATTCCAGCAAGCCTTGATAAGCAAAATCAAAACCGCCTGCCATCTCGTTTAACGCATCCCGAACACCATTGATTGGATTTTTTAGCCGTTCGATTGCTGCCGCCTCTTGGGCCAATGTGCTTATCCGTTGCTGTGCGAGGCCGTCAAGTTGAAAAAACATTTCAGTCTCACGTTGCTTTTGTTCGACAAGTTCTTTCTGATTGATCAGGGCCTGTTCGTTATCAAAAATTGTCAAGGCTGTCTGGGCATTGCTCAAAGCTGCTTGATCTTTCAGAGTGTTAATCCCTCGTTCGTTGATCTCTAAGATTTTGCTTTCAAGCTCCAAGCGTTCTGCGTCAACCTCTCGGCCTTGAGATTTTGCAATATTGATCAGGAGAATGCGGTTAAGTTGTTGCTGAGAAATATCTGAAATTTCCCGCGCTTTGGTTGTGTCTTCGCCAACGGTATCGTTCACCTGAACCCCAGCATCTTTTGCTGAAACAAACTTTTTCTTAGGGCCTTTGATGTATTCCTCGCCGTCAACAACTTTGAGCGCATTTTGCAAAAACTCAAGAGCAACTTCAGAAGGTGCTTGGTTTCTTAACTTAGCAAATTCAGCGGCCTGTTTCCTGATACTTTTGAATTTTTCGCGACCAAATAATTCACCGCCTTCCGTATTGGTTGGCAATTGATTCCGGCCAAGTTTTCGCCTGGCCTTTTCTTCGGGTGACTTAAATGTTACAACGTCAATCAAGGTGTTTACCTCTTTTAATGTCGTGCCGATAATGCCACCAATAAAGCGGATTGCAGGTTCTAGTCCATATATCAGCTCGGTCAGATCTCTGAAAGAACTTGTTAGCTCAGGAATGACTGCTTCAGTCAATGCAACCTGAACGTCCTCACTAGCGTTTTGAAAGTCTTTTATTGCCTGTTGTGGGCCGGCTAAAGCCTCGGTCAACTGATCCGCGCCGTCTGTTTCGATTTGCCTCAGCGCTTTGATGACAACATCTGCCGTGATCTTTCCCTCTGCCGCATATTCTCGAAGGCCGCCCTGCGCAATCCCTGTGGCCTTAGAAACAGCCGTCAAGATGATCGGCACTTGTTCCGCGATGCTGTTAAATTCATCGCCCCTAAGGGCCCCAGAGCCTAGACCTTGCGCGAGTTGGATGAAAGCGTTTTTCGCCTCATTCGCTGATGCCCCGCTAAGTTTTG